GTACAATGGGTAACACCAAATAAGGGATACCAACCTACAGTATCTTTACCACCATCGGGTTTACGGTCACAATTACTACCAGCAAATTTAATGAAGAGTTGAATTAATCCAGTAATACTGGTGATACCTTTTTTAAGAAGATCGGTTCCCGCTTCAAAAATTTCACTACCTGCTTTCCATGCCTCAATAATTTCTTTTGCTTTACCAATACCATCTACAATTGATGATACAGTATCAACAACACCCATCACCTGATCAAGAAGTCTTTGAACTTGGCAGATAACACCATCGATTGCTGCCTGAACACCTTGCATAACCATGGTTGCTTTATCAATCAACCCATCAAGGAAGTTTTCAAGAATTCCAACAACACTTCCTACAGGATCTGAGATAAAACTAAGTAATCTACTATCAATATTACAAAGAGAGGCAAGAATTGTTTTGACTGCTGCTTGAATTGCAGTAAAAACAACAAATGGCACACCAGTTGCACCACCAAGAATGTTAATTAACTCTAGTTGTTCTGCAAGGTTAGCAAGTGCCTGACGCATTGCAGCAACTACCTGAGCAAATACACTACTCAAGAAGTTCTGAAGTTTTACAGTAAGTTCTTTTGCAGTGACTAACTTACCAGTAACAACTTCTAAAAACTCACCATCTTCAGCACGAATCAAAGAACCAGCATGGTCTGCAAGATCTTCTACAAGATACGATAACTTATACTCTAAAGTTTTCCAAGGACCACCAACACCATTAGCAGCAGGATTAGGTTGAATTGAATTTCTTGGTTTGATTGGATTACCAGCACTACCATTCATTACAGTTCCCTGATTATTAGGAGAACCTACACCAGAAATAGCAGCACTCTGATTCTCACCCTTTTGGTTAGGAAGATCTACAGTGTTAGCAATATTTGCCCTACGATATCCATCTTCTTTTGTACTTGCCATACTTGAGTTAGGATTGCCAGGTGTCATTGTAGTCATATTAGGACCAACACCAGGTTCCATGTTCTCACCTGTAAAGGCAAATACTTTCTTCTCCTGTGACTCTGCAGATTTTTTAACTCTCATAACACCAATAACTATTGGCATTTGAGCAGACTCCCCATCCATGAAGAATCCCATAACAATAGCACCAGGTTGCAGTTGACCAGAACTTTCACCCTGACCATCATTTCCTGATTGACATGTATGTTGTAGCACTGTTGCCCATGGAAGATTTTCAGTAGGCAAATCTGCTGTAGTACCACCTCTTACATTAGTGTAATATCCGAGCACACGAACTTTGACCCTACCCAACTCCATAGGGTCTTCATTATCTTCAACCTCACCAACCCACCAGAAAAATCCGTCTTTACCAACAAAATTGGTACTAGGTTCGTTGATAATTCCTTCAATTGACGGCATTGTATACTTATATCCTTACGATTTATTTATTACGTTTGTGTCAAAGAGGATTTCATTTATGTAATCCTTTGCCCACTGGGGATCAAACCATTGACTCAGAACTGCTTCGGTCTTTTTATTTTTTCTCTGTTGTTTACAATAATAAATTTGATCATCAATCCTTTTCATGGTGTGAATCCATTGTTCATCAAACTTAGAATTTTCTACTATACCTTTATAAAGTTGAATGGATTCTTTAATCAGATTCATATACATATCTCTTTCTTCTTCAGTTCTGATACGCATGAACTTACATCCTTGTGAGAAAACATCATCAGTCCACAAGGGTAGCACTCTATTTTCTTTAAACTTATATTTGTATGATATATCTCTGTATACATCAACATATCTTTGAGTTCCAAACACAGGTGACATATCAACTATTGCTGCGGTAACTGAATTAGGAGTTTCTACAATATCAGCACCAAATATGGGAATAGGATAATTAGGATCAGGATACAACACACAGTGCATTATAGAAATATTTTCTGTATATCCAGTTTCTAAATGCATCTTTCTAAGTTTATCACTCTGATGCATCTCATTTATAATGAATACGTTCTCATTTTCCACAATAGGATATTTGTTTTCCATATGGGTAACATCAGGAAAACTTTTTAGTTCCTCTCTCAAGTAGTTGGCAACTTCAATTGAAAGTCGAACCCATGATTTTAAATACTTTCCAGAATCCATTTACTTCATCTCAAAGATACCAATTTCATTTATACTCATCATGTTAAATGAGAGTATAACTCTTTCTTTATCACTAGTGTTTGGATTTGCATAATGTAAAAGTTGAGAAGGGAAGAACACAATATCTCCTTCCTTTACATCAGGAGTAAAATCCATGTGATCCCCTGAAGAAAACTCTGTGAAGGGACTTATAAAAGTTGTAGCAGCATGTATGTTAGGATCGTAGTCAACATATAAAACTGCTGCCCAACCATTTGATCCATGATTGTGAGGGCAATGATGATCTCCTTTTCTTGCTCTCTGTGTCCATACATTTCTAATGTATGCGGCATGCCCAACGTCTTTTTTGAATTGTTCTAGAACTGGTTCTATGAACGCATCAAAGATATCAAAATACTTTGATTTAGATTTATCAACATAATCTGTTGATACTGTATCACCATCCAATTCATATGGTGGCAGATTTGCCATCAAAATTGGTTTATAGTGAGACCAGTTAGGTACACTATAGTGTAATAATGAAACTTTAAATGGATGGTGTATTTTCATAGTCTATTCAACTCTTAAGTACTTATAAATTTCATCTGCACCCCAAACCATCCTACCTTTGGAGTCTAAGAATCTGTCTCTCATCAAGAGTTTATTTTTATATACACCAAGTTCAGCATGGATGGTATCAGTATCAAACTTACCCATCCATGCTGTACCATCAAATTTTAATAACATATCACATTCTTCATTACGGTTTAACCCACTGTAGGTTCCACCCCAATGTTCTAAAATAACTTCTTTATCCGATACTTCAACTAATTTCTTGTAAGTTTTTAAATATGGGTCATCAGGTGTCTTTCTGTCCCAATGAATAGAATTTATAAACTCACCACTTTTCTCCCATCTAACAAATCCAGATTTGTACAAAGTAGGAGATGATTGTGCTTGACGACTATTAGACCAAGTTCCAAGTAACCATGATGAAAAATTTGACATCAATCGTCATACACTAAACATTCTGGTTCGTCTGGATGCTGATCACAAAATAGTTCAATGCAAGTAGGATCGTGATGATCACCTGCTTCAATCTCTTCTTTATGATGCTCTACATACTCTTCAAGGTCATGTAGTTCGCCTTCAATGTGACGACGCATCTGTGGATTTGTTTCTGGATTATCCAGAATCTGTTGATCCTTTTTGATGTGTGCTTCGATACTTTGCATTTAGTACCTCCTTATACAATAGTATTTATGAGCATTATGAAGATCTTCTTGGTATAGAGTCTTTCATTAATAACGCTTCGGTATGCATTGTACTGCCAACAATCTTGTGTGTCAACCCACCAATAACATATCTTCCACTATATTTTCTATCTGTATCTGTGGAATCATTCCTCTTATATGTCGCAGGTACAATCACATTTATTCCAGATCCCGCATACAAATCAAGATTACCAGGAAATACAATCATCAACTTAATATTTTTTAGAGATTCAATCCTCATCCATTGGTATGCCTGAAGTTCTACCAATTCCTCGTAATTTTTTTGAGGGTTGTCTATAAATTTTGGATCAAAGATTTGATTTGATAATGCAGTATATCTTGTTCGTCTTGGATAGTCAATAATATTCTTAATGGTATCATCTAACTCTGATAATGGATTGACTGACCGATTTTCATTTAGATGTGACATTTTTGGCCACAACGCAGATATACCATAACGGTAAGCATCTACTGACATATCTGTACTTAATCCCATTTTGGATTGTGTGACTGTTACAGGATCAAACCCCATGCTAAACCCTGCCCAAGCACCATGACGTAATCCAGTTAAGAAGTCTCTTTCTTCTGGAAATACTATGGATTCAATTTTAAATTGATCACTTCCATCTGAACCAGTTCTTTTTGTTGAATACACATATGTGTACAACTTAGTTTTACCAGTTTCAAAATTAGTTTTTGTCTCGTCTTGTTCATTTACATTATCAATGATTTTATCAATAGATTTAAAATTAAAACCTAAACCATTTTCATAAAAAATAAATCCATTTTGAAGTGTACCACCCTTTCTTGCTTTTCGTGTTGACCTTTGTGCAAGCCAATAGATACAGTCAAATGGTCTCCAATTTGTTGCTATAAACTGTTGTTTGTTTGTAGATTCTTCAATATAAATTTTCTTTTGAGTTTTAATATATCTGTTATCTGTCTTCAGAATTTTTTCTACAATTTCAGACGATGAAGTAGAATTAAATACAACTTGACTATTTCCAAATACATTAGTAATTTCATTTTGGAAAAATTCATCACTAGCACAATTCACAATAAATGAATCTGCCATGTTCAATCTTGTTCTTGCTTCAATATCATATGCTCTCATATAATAAACTCTATCAAGAATTGTTCCTCTGATTGTAATTTTGAACAATTCAGATCCAGTCATGGCACCTATAAATCCAGAACCATCATTGAAAAGAAGTTTTGCTTCTAAAGTCGATGAAGTAACACTTTCAAAAATCTCAATACCTGTAATGAAATCGTAGATATCATCATTACCATCAGAGTTTTGAAGTTTTTGACCATTCCTGAAGACATTAACTTTTACACTAACATCACCTGTTTCACTTCTTCTAATAGTCATCTAATAATACCTCTCAAAGGGTTAAGAACAGATTGTAAACTAGATGCAATAGTAGTGCTACTAGTACCACCACTACCAGTATTAAGGAACTGAGATCCACCACTATTTGCTTGTCCTGCAACAACTGCTAATGCCTGTTGTGCTGATTGAATTGCTTGAGTATTTACCCCATTTTGTTGAGCAACTGCTGCCATGACTTCTCTAATCATTTCTTGACTTCTTTCAATTAATTGCTTACGAGCATTATCTCTTGTTTTTGTTTGTTCTTGCAGTTGTCTCTGTTGCCTTGCTTGTTGGAACTGACTTGCAGGAGCAGTGCCAGCGGGACCCCTTCCACTACCAATTCTCATACCTTCAGCACTTGATGGAGTTTTAAATA